ACTTTCCACCGGAACAGGATCTTCATATACATCATACATTGTCAGCCACTTTTTCGACATACTCATCACCTCGCAGAATTACAGGAATCGGAATACCAGCTTCATCAGCTTCTACCAGCACATTATCAGCATTTACAAACATAAGGCCATCAAAACGACCGACCAAACGGAACGAATACTCTTTAGGTTCACCGACAGCGATCTGAGCCACGAGGCTCTTGAACACACGTTCTGACCACTCAGCGCCAGGCAGCACATAATACTGCATAGCATTCTGACTAACCTCATCATAGAAACAATACACTACATCAACAATTCCATTTCTCATAATCTTATACCTCCTCTGTATAATAACGGGCGCACATTCATTTTTTTAGTGCGATCAGCAGTTTTGCGAAAAATCTGTCTGTCTTTTCCTTTTGAATTCATTTTTTTACCAGCCATATACATTCTCCTTTCTTTTTTCTCAATCATATACCCGGGGGGGGTACTGTCAAGTAAAATTTTGCGCAATTTAATAAGCCTAGGATTTTTCCTAGGCTTTCATATCATATATTATACATAATTGCTATAGTATGAGCACATATTAGTCATGCTATCGCACAACTAACGCATTTAGCTTGAGTCTCAGCTAATGGCTGAGACTAATTAAATATTAGGACGGATCAACATTTTTCCACGGAACTCTTTCGCTTGTTCGTCAATTGCCAACTGTTCGAAATAATCTAATTCTGTTGCATATTCCTTAATTTCCTGTAACATCTTAGCAATTTCCACACGATTCTCTGATAACTTCTCATATTCTTGTGGAAAGTCGCGCTCAAAGAACGGATCAAAATACCGAGGAATTGGAGCAGTAAGTCCATCCGGCATCTGAACATAACCTTGTGAAAGCATATCTTTCGCATGAGCATCATAGTATTCCTTACCAATACCTGGACGTCGAGACATAGTGGAATATTCCGGCTCAATACCGAGATCGTCATAGATATGAGCATCCGTTCCCTTATGCTTCTTGAGCATATACCGGGCAACATAAGCACATGATTTCCAACATACATCTGCAACAACATTATATCCATAAGTCCAGAGCTTGTTGAGAGTCAAGCTATACCAATACTTGTTACCAGAAAACGAATTCTTAAGGAAGACTAGATCGTTTTCCGGCGGTATCCAATCATACACAATTAAGTGATAATGAGGTCTGTGAGTTTCTGATCCATACTCACCAGCAAGAAAATAACGTATCTTAATATCTGTCCTTGTTGACTGCTCTTTACGAAGACGTTTCAGAAAATTAGTTACATCTTCTGGGACAAGCGTATAAGCTAACTTATTACCACGAGTAATATGGTCATCATCATAAGTAAGAGTAAGAAAAAACGCTGTTTGATGGCACTGTAACTCTAACATAAGTCGAGTAGCCCATCTACGAGAGTAATCTAGACGGCATCCGATGCACTGACCGCATGGAATCATGAACGTTTCCAACTTGCGCCAGTTTCCAGTTTCTGCTGGATAATCAGACGTATAGAATACATCTGGTTTAGATCTATTTTGATATACATATTTATTCCCGGTTGTTGCTTCCGGGAAAACTTTTACTTGATTTTTTCCATTGGCTGTCTTAATATTAGTATAAGCGCCACGAAGAGGATGAAAACATGCCATATACAAAATCCTTTCAATGTGGACTTTAGAGGACTTTCGCAGAGTCCTCTTTTTTTTGGAGTACATCATGCATCTTAGGATGCATGGCTCTTTTTTAATTTGAGTTGTCCGCGTAGCGCGTACAACTGTTTTTTTGGTGTCAGTCCGACCAGTTACATCAAGTAGGTAACTGGTCTGGGCTATCGGCTACCCGAAAATTCTACCAAGCAATCCAGCAGCAGAACCAGCAAGTGAGCCGATCAAACTCATATTCTGACCACGTTTTGTGGTCTTAGAATTGACATTAGTAGCATATCGAGATGCACCAGAACTCTTATTGCTGGAATATTTGGTACCAGCGTATCCCATTTGAGAAGCATATCGAGATCCGGCATAACTCATATTAGCAGCATACCGAGAAGCATTCGCAGAATTAAGACTAGCGAACCGAGACGCTTCTGCTTGAATGTTAGCAGCTTGTAAAGCTGTAGCTTGATGAATGCGAGCAGCTTCGAGAGTAGCATCTCTCTGCATCTGAGCAATAGCTTGCTGATTTGCGTTATTCTGTTGATTGACAATAATACTTGTCAGCGCAGGAACAACAGAATTATCAGTTTCACCTTTCGCACCGGATGCAGTAGCTCCTGATCCGGTTTGAGCACCAGAACCTCCAGCACTAAGAACCGGATTAAGTCCGGCTTTCTGGAGATCAAGAACCTCTCTTTGATGAGCAGTCGAAGACTGTTGCGCTTGCCAATCTCTATTTTTCTGTGCTTCAGCAGAGTTAAAGCGCATTTCTTCACGCGCGAATTCCTGAGACTTCGCGGTATTCTGAGAAGCAATATTTGATAACTGATTAGACAATTGATCAGTAGTCATTGTATCACATCCTTTCGAGGTAATACAAGCCATCCAGTCTGTAAACCACCTTTTTTCTAACGAAAAAAGGAAGTTGACAGACTGCCTGTCTCGTATTAATGGTTAATCAAGGACAGACGTGATAGTCTGTCCCTGTCGTGACATATAATATAGCATAAGCATTGTATCATGTTGAACGATATTACAGAGTGTGCAAGCCCGGGATAGAATGCACTGGCATAACTCTAGTAGTCAAGTTCTTGACGTAAAAATCACCGAATATCTGATCTGCTAATTTACTTGTAACTGCAAGCGTCCTATCCACATTTGTTTTGTCTTCTTGAATCCACGCAGAAGATAAAGTAGGTTTCTGCGCATAATAATCGGCAAAATGCCAAGATTGTAAACTATTGGTAATACCAGAGCGCATTTCTCCAGTAACAATGCTGGTCTTGTAGCGGTAATCTGCCCAAGCTTCTTGGTAACCAAAAACATCATCTAAACTACCAAATCCATCGTTATCGTAATAGATTTCACGACTATAAATCGGCTGTTCACCGATGTTAGCCAAAATTGGAAAATAATAATCAAGACGATTCTTACGACTCCACATACGCTGTAAACCTTGCTGATATGTGTGATTATAACGAGCGCACATAACACCAATCACGAAACCATGTTCCGTGAAAGATTTCACGAAACTATTATCCGTATTAGAAGTCAGAGACATAGCAGCGGTAGTACCGAGCGGAGTTTCACCAGATTCAGACTGCTGTACGATCTGGTGAACATTAATTCGTGTACGATTAGCACTTAACAACTCTGGACGCTGTAAGCGACCATCCGGAGAGATAACTCCAAAGTGACCACGTAACAACTCGATATAACGAGAACCTGAGCGAGCATCTGTTTCAAGCATCTGCTGAGTTGCGAAAGCAAGACGAAGACTATTCACAGTTAAATAATCAGAACTACCAGCGTCAGCAAAAAGATTGCTAGGTGCAAGATCTAAGTCTGACGGATAATTAGAAGTATCAACAGTAGAATAAGATTTTGGAGAAATAGTAGCATAGGCTTTTTTAAAACCAGGCAAAAGAGGGGAATTACCTTTAAGTCCTATATCATATCCAATACCCTCAGAAAAATCAAAATTAGGCTGACCAGCAAAATTAAAAGTTAATGGAACAGATGATCGATTAGAATTATCTTTCCGAGTAACAACAGGGATATCACCGAATAATGAAGAAATCGTAACATCAGCACCTTTCTGAGGTTGCGGCAAAGCAGATGTAAAATAATCATGCAATTTATTGACTTTCAAAAGCTGTCCGCCTTTTGCAGAATTAGTCTTGTCAAACTCTACATTACCGTCATCAATATCAACCAAAACTTCATCTTGAAGATTCTCGTCACGGAACCACTCATTCCAAATCAGATTATAAGCATTGATCGGCAATCTACTTATCGAAAGCACTCCAGACGGATTAACCGGAACTCCAAAATAATCCAGCAAAGACTTCTGGAGAACAGTCTTATCAGCCTTGGAAAATGTCAGCTGAGGAACTTGATATTCTACGTCAGATGTCCACGCGGAAGTGGATTCACCCATGAATTCTTTCCAATGTGTCCAACAGAGTCGAGACGGTACGAAAAAGTAATACATATCCAAAAATAAGTCGTCCATCGGAGGTGTGATAAGAGTCTGTAGACGAGTCACGAAAGAAGTCTCTACGTCAAACGTATCGCCAGGTAAAACCTCATCAAGATAAAACGGCACTAAGTCGCCAACATTGAACGAAGTCTTGATAGAAGAACTACGATCGAACCGGGATCGTGGTCTTTCCAGATCACTCTTATACGTTGAAAAATAACTGTTAGCATCAATCAGATTTTTTGAAAATGCCAACTTACTCACCATCCTTTCTGTAGTCCGATGCAATCAGCACCAGACTATAAATATTAAGTCCAAGATCCATGAGGATTAGGAAAAACATAGCAAAAAGTAAACCTTCCATTATACATCACCTCCAACAGATTCCTGTGTATCAGATTTCTGTGGATCAGGTTTCTGAGTATCAGGTTTCTGCTTATTAAGAGAATCCAGAGCAGAATCGAGAGAACCATCGAGGAAACTCTGAATAAACAGATTTGAATCATAGTTAAACAACTCCTGAACCTCAGACGGAAACTCAGAGAAACTCTCACGGAACTGTCTTGTCTTCTGCATTGCATCCACAACATCTCGTGGCATCATAGACAAATCCACGCAGTTCTTTTCATCGAAATCAGTAGAGATTAATCCAGCCTGTAATTTATCCAGAATCACAGCCATATCGCATCCGGGAGCATAACTATTAATATACGCAGATATATCAATATCACGAATCTTAGTAAGACACTTGCGACCATCTTTACCTACAGATAACTTATACTCTTCACGAGTAGCTGTTCCGGGGTTACTTTCCACCGGAACAGGATCTTCATATACATCATACATTGTCAGCCACTTTTTCGACATACTCATCACCTCGCAGAATTACAGGAATCGGAATACCAGCTTCATCAGCTTCTACCAGCACATTATC